GAATTAATCCATGCTTGCATGTATTCGCTTTTAAGGTTTTGTAGTGCTTCTTGAAAAACGTCTGATTCAAGTATTCTTTCAGCTTCAGCTGATTTAACAACTTCTTCGTGTGTAGGCATTAGAGTGTTCCTAGTAGTGCTCTTGGGCTTCCCTGTCTTATGGGTGAAACAATATTATCAATACTTAAAACTGGGTTAGTAGGACTCATTCCTAAATTAACCATGGGTTGTTGCATTACAGGAGGATTAACCATAGGTAATGTCGGTATTGAAAGTGTTTGTGGTGTTTGTGGTAATTGGAAAGGTATTTCTGGTATTTGAACTGGAGCTAAGTTTTCAAGCATAGGCAAACCTAAATTCATTGGCACATCTACTATAGGTGTAGGTGCTTCCAATACAGGAGGCACTATAGGCATAGAAGGCATAACAGGTTGTCTTTCTGGAATAATCTCAGGCAACACAGGGGGTGCTATGGGTGTAGAAACTACTGGAGCTGCTACTGGAGCTGCTACTGGTTGTGGTGTTGCTACTGGTGTCGCTACTGGTGTAGGCAAGTTTTCTATAGCTTGTTCTACGTCAATATCTTTTAATAGTTCATCTATATCTATGTCTAAAGGCAATGGACTTCCCATAACCGATGGTGCTGGCATCCTTATTGGCTCACCTTCAAATGTAGTTCCAGCTGGCATTGGTGTTCCCGCTCCCATTGGTAAACCTAATTCTGCTCCTGTCATTCCAACAGAAGAATCTTCTACGCTTGGAAAGAAAGTTGGTCTAGGTTGGAAAGGTGTAGCTCCTTCTGCAAGATAACCCATAGGTTGATCTGGAGAGAAACTCATACCAGGTGCTACTACTTGTTCAAAAGGCATACCACCCGCTATTTGTTGTGCATAGGCTTGACCGCTTAGTAAACCACCGCCCGCTCCGCCTACTCCACCTAATCCGCCAGCCCCACCAAAAGCAGCACCGCTTTCATAGAAAGTATTTCTAGCTTGGTTTCTTGAGCTTGGCTCTAAATAAGTATATGGCTTTGCAGAATCAGGAACACGACTCCATCCTTCTGTGGTTTGTCCTTCTTCTCCAGTTACAGGATCAAACCAATAAAAATTCATAGAATTAATATATTCTCCGCCTAATGCTCTTCTGCCTATGTCGCTGTATGCGTATGGATCGTATGTTGGTTCTGCCATATTAATTCGTTATTAGTTTATCTATTTTAGCATCAAGTTTATCTATTTTATCTATTAATCGTTGAAACTCAATGGTATGTTCATTTCTTGTTAGATACTCTCTAGCCAATTCTTCTCGTGTTCTATTGATTAAAATGTTCTGTCTTTGCAATTCTGAAGCGTGAGTCTTAAGCGTATAAAAGATTGGTGCAAATACCAAACTAATTATTATGTTCCAAAACAACATTCCATCCATGATTAGCTCAGTTTATCCCACTCTTTCCCTTCAAACAAATTTGCTTCTGCTTCTCTGCGTTTGACCAAGCCACCTAAGATAACACCGCCAGCTTTGTTCCATCTTTTTATCTGCTCTGGAACACCACTATAGTCTTCTTCATTTAGAACTTTTAGTAATGTAGAGTTTTTTAAATTTGTAGGGCCTAAGTTATATACCCAACATACCAAAGCATCAAATTGACATTGTTCTAGTGGTACTTCTACAAGATCATTAATATAGCCTTCATACTCAATCATTTCTTCTTGTAACATATACTCAGCTTCTTCTTGATTAATCTTGTCGCCTTCTTTTACATTTTTAGTATGACCATAACCAATAGTCCAAACGTCTACAGAATCTTGATAGGCTTCTAAACGACAACCTTCGTAAGACTTTATTAAAGATGTACCTTCTTCAGATATTTGCATTGTTTCTTTGTTTTCTCCGTACCAGTTCCATCTACCGTTCTTATTAGTCATCCTTATTTGATGTATTGGAAGCACCAAAGTAGAAACTAATAATTGCGGAAGCTAAACCACCTAAGTAACCGAGAACCAGATTGACCAATGCCTCTGAGTTCTGTTCGGGGGGCTGAATGGTGATAAGAAAGATATAGCCTAGAAATCCGCCTAGTGTAGCAATTCCTATAATTCTAGCCGTCCAATCTTTAGAGAAAGTTTTTCTAGCATCTTGAGTATCTTGTACTTCTAGTTTAAATACATCTACTTCTAACTCTTTCATTTTAACTTCAAAGTCAGCTTCAGCTTTCTTTAGTTGAAGCATTTGTTCTGGTGTAGCGTTGTTTATGGCTTTTTGTATTTCTTTAGGTTCGTTCTTACAACCCAATACATCTGCAATCATATTTGCAGCCATACCACCCATAGGCCCGCCTAATGCTGTTCCTAGGGTTGGTGCTACTGATCCAACTAAATTTTTAAGTAGTGCTTTCATTTTGTTTTATGTTCTTTAACGACTTCAAATTCTGCGGTTTGACTTGCTCCCTTGTGAGGTACAAACTTACCTTTGTTTTTCATAAGCTTGTAGCTTTTACCACTTTTCATAAAGTGAAAACCTCTAGGTGCTTTAATCTTTTTTTTCATTTTCTTTCCTTTGATCCAAAATAAATTTCCAAAAGGCAGCGGTTTGTTTACGCTTGTCTTCTGCTGTTGCCTTTTTTTTAGGCATTATTTTTTCTTTTTATATACGGTTTTTTTAACTTTTCTTTTAGGTGGTCTACCCATTTTGCTTCCGTATGTTCCTTTACCTCTTGGCATAATTACTCCTTATAGATTAAATGAATGATAATAATTTTAACTTATTTAAGACGATCCTTGTTTAATTTTTATTGTACTAGAAGAACCGCCATTTACTTTAACGGTGTTTACAACACCTGATTGTTCCAAAATAATAGTATAACTGCCAGAGTTATCAACATCTAATCGTAAAGAATTGCCTACCATCCTTCTAAAAGATATGGCTTGTCCTTGTACCAGGGTTGTTATTTGTGTTTTTTTATCTTGACCTATCTCTGTTCCTGTAATGTTTATAGATGTAGCAGATTGATTTAGCTGATCTTCTTCTTCTGCAAAAGCCAAAGCATCTAGCACACTTAGTAAGTCTTCTAAGAAGTTTACATCTAAGTAATCTATATCTAATTCTGTAAACTCTAAGTCTGCTTCATTGTCTAAGAAGTTTTCTGACAAGTAGTCAATTTCTAGTTCGTTAAAATCTAAATAGTCTGCTGTAGCTTGTTGTTGAGTGTCTTCTTGTAAGTCTTCTCTAGGTTCTGGTGGATTTACAATTAACATATTGTCAATTAAGTCTAGCGTTATATCTAAGATAACAGGCTTAGTAGGTGCTTGTTCATACACACTTGCTACCGTAGATTGATAGGGCTGATTAAGAACTACCATACCCATAGCAGTTTCTACTGTTATCTCACCACTAGACGTACCATCAATATTAGGTAATAAGATGACTAACGATCTACCAAGTTCGTCTACAGTTATTGTAAAGTCTGTTCCTCTTATACCTATGGTTGCACTATTCGTGCGTATTTTAATATTTTTCTTTGGAACTTTATTAAGTCTACCTGTAACAAAACGTGCAGTACCTTTTGCAAAGGTCAAAGCCATTTTAGATTTATCTGGGTTAGGATCAAATATAAACTCATCAATCAATACTTGTGAGTTTTCTGTCAGTCTTATTTGAGTATCATCAATAAACGTAATACCCATACGACCATTTGCAGTTTCTACTTTGTCATAACTCAGTATGCCAAAGTCTAATTCAGCTCCGTAGGGTTTGTCTCTTAGAACTTGTGCGTTGCCTCTAAGCTCAGATATAGAGCCTATATCAACAGACGAATGAAGTTGTTGCGTCTGACTGAGTAACACAGACAGTACCGCTAGACCCAACAGATGTAATCTTAAGCCAATCATTATCAGATGTAGATTCCTGATCTATATTAAATGTTCTTGATCCACCTGTATGATCTAGGTAGAAGTAACCACCCGCATAACCGTCACCATCATAAGTAACTGTGTTGTCATTACCATCAATATCCATGTAGTTAGTAGCACCATCTACATCTATAGCTGCTGTAATACTATTACCTCCACCTTGCACTATCCAATCTAAATCTAAGTTCGCTGCAAGTGCGGTCATAGCGTGATTCAACGTCATTGTGTTCGTATTGCCTGTGACTTGTACGTTTACATTAGAACCATCAGCTCCAGTAGCGTTGGTTTCATCTGTAGACATATTAAAAGTATTGCTGTCACCTATAAATGAGAAGTAACCTGTGTAGTTATCTGCCCATATATCGCCTAAGAATTTATTTGTTGAGCCTTTCTGCAAAACGTCTAACGTCATAGACGCGCCATCAATATCTAATGCAGTCATAGAACCAGCAGCCGCGTCAGCTCCTCCTATGATGTTTCCACCACCACCCACTTGTTCTATATCTAAGTTAGATGTAGCACCCGATTGATCTATGAATATCTCGTTGTCCGCTGTATAAATATTAAGCGATATAAGTAACAGTAATAGCTTTAGTTTATTCATTTAGTTTCCAATACCCAGATTCGTGACCTTCGTTGATTGTTTGTAATACCGCAGTTTCAATCGCCGCTTGTAATGCAATGTTTATAGATTCATTTTCCACTATACCATTTTCAATTTCAACCAATTCTGTGTTGTTTGCATAAAACCTAAACACATCTGAAGAGATAGATGCGCTGAGAACAGTCTTTGTGACCAAAACTTCTAATAATATTTTTCCTGTGCTAACTGAAACTGTGCGTAAAGATATGGTAACTGAGTCTTGTCTATATTCTTTTGACATACCAATACCTAAGTATCTAGCTCCCGCACCACCTGACTTTATATTGGTTTCATAACCTATAACACCACCTTCCATTAATAAACCAGCAAACAATAAAGGCTTGAGTTTTTGTTTTTCTTCAAAACTTTCTCTGGTTGTGCGTATGATCTGTCTTTCTTTAGTCAGGTTGTCTAATCCTGTCCGTTCTACTACATCAAAGAAGTTAGAGTGTTTAAGTGCTCTGATTAAATATGCGTCTGGTGATTGTGTGATAGCGGTACTAAAA